TACCAAAAGTCAAAGCAGAACAATATTTACGTGATATTATGAACAAATACAAGAATAAACTTGTATATGATTCACAAACTGGCGATATTAAAGATGATCGTAAGCACATGAGTATGTTAGAGGATTACTGGCTACCACGAAGAGAAGGTGGTAGAGGTACAGAAATTTCAACATTACCTGCGGGAGAGAACCTTGGTGAATTAGCTGATGTTGAGTACTTTAAGACAAAATTATACAAAGCACTTAATGTTCCTCCTTCCAGATTAGAACAAGATTCTGGTTTTATTCTTGGTAGAGCAGAAGAGATTTCAAGAGATGAAGTAAAATTTACACGTTTTATTGAAAGATTAAGAAATAGATTTCAAATGGCGTTTGATGATTTGTTGGAAAAACAATTAATACTTAAAGGTATAATTGCTTCTTCTGATTGGAAACTTATAAAAAATGAACTAATATACGAGTGGCAATCCGATTCTCATTTTATGGAATTAAAAGATTCACAAATGATGAAAGAAAGATTGTCTATATTAGTTCAGGATATGGGTTATAGAGAAGATGTTGTTGGTAAATTCTTTTCAAAAGAGTATATAAATAAACATATACTCAAGTTATCTCAAGAGGAAATAGATGAAATTAAACAACAAATTGAAACTGAAAAAATGGAAAATCAACCAGCTGAGGGTGAAGAATCGCAAGATCAATGGTCAGAGTTTGATCCATCAGACGGAAAACCTGATTTGAAGGTTATTAGTGGTTAGAAAATTTATAAATAGTATAAATATAATAGATTAATAGGAGAATATATGTCCGAAGCAACTGCCATTGAGAATGTTGTATCATTAGCCGCAACGGGTGATGCTGCACAAGTAAAGGATGCAATTAGTAATGCACTACAACAAAAAGTTATGGTAGCATTAGAAGATAGAAAACAAGAAATTGCAAGTTCCTTTTTACATAAGAATGAAACTGCAGAAGTGGAAGAACCCACAGCTGAAGCATCTACGGAGGAAGTAACAAATGGCTGATGCAGTAACAAGTCAAAAATTATTAGACACAGAAACGAGAACTGTATATAAATTTACAAATGTTTCAGATGGTTCGGGTGAAACGGACGTTAAAAAGATAGATTTGTCCCAACTTAATTGGGCTATACATACGATGACACTTTCTGCCGCATCTACAGAAAATTTTAAAATTGGTGAAGTTATAACAACTGATGCAACTGAACATTTTCTTGTTACTGGATTTACTGCTGGAGCAAGTACTGTAAATGTTATAGGATGGGATAATACAAATAAGAAAGCTACACCAATATTAACTAGTATGTCAGCTGGAGATGCGATTGTCGGTGGGGTTTCTGGATCACATACAGAAACAGTAGCAAATAGTGGTAACTTTACAGAACTTGATTATGATGTTATAGTTAATAAAATGCAATGGATATGTAATGGAATGCAAGTAAATGTAGAATGGGACGGATCTACTGCAGAAACATTAATAGCCGGATTAAGTGGTAATGGTGTTTATAACGGAAATAATTTAGAATTTCCTGCTATTCCGATAAATGCATCAGGAGATTCAGGAAATGTCTTAGGAGATATACAATTTTCAACAGCTGGAGCAGCATCGGGAGATACTTATACTATTTGGATTGAATTATCCAAAAAGCCATCAGGTTATAATACTCCACATTATGAACATAATTCTACTCTAGGATTTCCTGTTGATTATAAAGTAGGAAATAGGCCATAAGAAAGGGAAAACTATATGTCTAGGGCGAGACGAAATTCAATATTAAAATATACAGATTGCAAGATGTTATCCGATCATCCTACCACTAAACTAAGTGAATGGACAACATATAGACAGGAATTAAGAGATATGGATTTTTCTGATCCAGATAATATAACTTGGCCAACACCACCTGATGATCCAGAAGGGGAAGAATGAAATTAATTTGCGAACAATTAGAAGATGTAGAATTTATATGTGAAAGTACAAAAAAAGGAAAAAATTACTTTATAGAGGGTGTATTCATGCAAGCCAATGTAAAGAATCGTAATGGTCGGTTGTATCCTAAAGAAATATTACAGAAAGAAGCCAGAAGGTATGATCAAAATTATATAAAACAATCAAGAGCTTTCGGCGAATTGGGACATCCAGAGGGACCTACAGTAAATTTAGAGAGAGTTTCACATTTAATTACAGATTTAAAAGAATCTGGAGATAATTTTGTAGGCCGAGCAAAGATAATGGATACTCCTTACGGAAAAATTGTAAAGAACTTAATTGATGAAGGTGCCCGTTTGGGTGTTTCATCAAGAGGTATGGGTTCATTGAGACCCATGGGGCGTAATTGTAGTCAAGTACAAGATGATTTTTATCTTGCTACTGCTGCAGATATTGTTGCCGACCCTTCAGCACCACAAGCATTTGTAAATGGTGTTATGGAGGGTAAAGAATGGATCTGGGATAACGGTATTCTTGATGAACGCCACATTGCCCGAATCGAAAAATCTATGAAATTGAAATCTACAACTGAAAGCCAAACAAAAGCTTTTGAAAATTTTATGTCAAAATTATGAATTTACTAAATATAATAAATAATTGTACACATTTACCCTTTTTAAGTAAATGTAAACAACTAACAAAATTAGGAGACCTTAATGTCTGAAGAAATTTTAGAACAAGAGTCTGAAGAGATTACAGAAGAAGAACTTTCGGAAAAAGCAAAAGCGAAAGTTGAGCAAGATTCTTCAGACGAACCAGAAGATGAAGAAGAAGTAGAAGAAAGTAAAACTGCTAAAGCTTCAACTAAAAAAGAAGGTGAAAATCCTTTTGCTAAAGATGGCGATGATGAAGACGAAGAAGATGTCGAAGAATCACAGGATTTTGAACGTGACAAAAAAGCTAAGTTTAAAGACGCTGAAAAGGGAGAGAAAACTGTCCCTAGTGATAAAACTAAGCTTGAGTCATCGATGCCAAAAACTAAAAATGGTATGTTGAAAGCTGTTTATGAAATTGCTAACGGATTGAAAAAAGATCAGTTATCCGCAAAATATGAACAAATCATCAAAGCTCTTTCTATTGTAGAACAAGAAGAGGGAGAAGAAGATGAAGAAGAAGCATCTGAATCTAAGCGCACTAAAGCTGCCGCAGTTAAAGCAGAGGATCTACAGATCGATGTCAAAGATGACATTACAGCATTAACTGAAGGTGAGGATGATCTTACTGATGAATTCAAAGAAAAAACATCAACAATCTTTGAAGCCGCAGTTCGTGCTAAAGTCATCGAAGAGGTCAATAAAAAAGTCGAGGAAATTGAAAAACGCCATGATACAGAACAAGAAGCTCATAGCGAAAATTTCCAAAAAGAACTTACTGAAAAGGTTGATGGTTATCTCACTTATGTTGTTGAAGAGTGGATGAAGGAAAATGAATTGGCAATCGAAAGAGGAATTCGTTCTGAATTGGTTGAAGATTTCATGTCCGGACTCAAGACCCTCTTCTCCGAGCATTACATTGACATTCCAGAAGAGAAAGTTGACATGGTTGACGACCTATTTGCAAAAGTTGACGACCTTGAATCTTCCTTAGATGAAGAAATCAATCGTGGAATTGAACTTCAGAAAGAATTGTCAAAATTTAAGAAAGAAGATGCTCTTAAAGAAGTAACAAAGGATTTAGCTGATACTGAAACCGAAAAAATTGAAAAATTGGCAGAAGGGATTGAATATGAAAATTCCGAACAGTATGCCGAAAAATTATCCGTTCTGAAAGAAAGTTACTTTCCTAAGGGCGAAGCCGTAACATCAGAAATTACTGAAACTGATGAAAACATCGAGGTTCAAGACGAAGAAAATGTCCAACTTGATGAAAACATGAAATATTATACTTCAGCGATAAGTCGCTATCACAATTAATTTTTTAACCCTATAGGAGATATAAAAATGTACCTATCTGAAGACCTACAAAAGAAGTGGGGACCAGTTTTAGATCATGAGGATCTTCCAAAGATTAAAGACAATTATCGTAAAGCTGTTACAGCAGTTCTCTTAGAGAACCAAGAAATAGCAATGCGTGAGTCTGGATCCGGAGACGGAATGTTTGGGAATCTCTCAGAGGCAAAACATGCCAACGCTACCGGTGCAAACATCGATAATGTTGATCCTGTCTTAATCTCGTTGGTACGTAGAGCAATGCCTAATCTCATTGCCTATGATGTTTGTGGTGTTCAACCCATGAACGGCCCAACTGGATTGATCTTTGCAATGAAAGCCCATTATACTTCACAAGCCGGTGCTGAAGCTTTACACGATGAAGCTGATTCCGATTTTACTGGTGCAGGATCCCATGGTAGCCAAACTGGCGCCATGCAAGGAACTGCCGGTACTGGTATGACTACCGCCGCAGCTGAGGACGTTACGTTCCCAGAGATGGCATTTAACATTGACAAAGTAACTGTTACTGCTACTTCCCGTGCACTAAAAGCTGAGTACACAATGGAATTGGCTCAGGATCTTAAAGCCGTTCATGGTTTGGATGCAGAAACTGAATTGTCTAACATTCTGTCAAGTGAAATCTTGGCT